CGGCGGATGACTTCCACGGTGAGTGTGGAGCCAGTGTAGATGGAGTGAGAGTGGCCCACCACCGCCGACTCGATAGTCGACGGTAGGTCGGCCCTGTTGTCAGTGGTAATGATCAGCCACACGTTGTTGAGTGGCAGTTGGTTGTCGAAGGACCACGGACCCTGCGTGTGGGCCTCACGCGCGTTAGCGTCCGCGTCCATCTTCTCGGTGCCAGTCTCGGTCTGGGTGGACTGCATCTGGTAGAGCATCTTGTTGGGGCGCAGCTTGATAAAAGCGCGCTTGATGGGGCGCGAGGTCGCGAGAATCCGCGCCTCGTCGTCTGCAACGTCAGCGCCGATGGCCTCGCCGGCATCGGCCAACGTCTCATTCTGTTGGAAAACACGCGAGTTCAGGTAAACCTTCCTACTCGCTAGGACTTTGTACTGCTGGTAATTGATTCGGTTGCCACCGAAATCTTCCAATTCCTTCCACTGGTTGAGTGTGTAGGGAAGGTGCACAGGAGGCGAGGTAGTGCCCTTGATAGCGCCCCACGGGTCGGACCGTGGGCCTTTCCTCTCCTGTACGACGTAGATGCCAATGTGGCAATCGTTAGTGTAGCCCGTAAACTCAAACTGCAGCTCGGTGCCGAGCCACTTGCATTTGGGGCCGTTACACATGGGGTTTGCATGGTCGAGAGGCGCCATCTTGGCTGTAATGACGTCCTCGTGACCAAGCAGTTGGTTGTTGGTGGAGATGAGATCTCCGTTGTTGAAGTGGGCGCGGATCCACTGGGGTCCCTCCGCGTTGAGCGAAGAGAAGGTCGTGTTCCTGGCGCCAACGTTCAGGTTGTTAAGGTGGAGGCAGAGTGGTGCCTTGTAGTTGAGCTGCATGATCTGCGAGCGGCCAGTTTTGGTCTGGTACTCGCCATCAAGGCGTTTGGTGTTGGTTTTGACTTGGCGACTCAGTCTTGAGATCGCTTTCGCGTTGGTGATTGCTGCAGCGCTAGGTCGCCCTCGCTTTGCGAGGAGCTGGGCCTTGCGCGCAGATGTTTCAAACTTCCGCTTACGCGTTCGGCTGCCGCCTTGAGTTCGTGTCGAGAGAGTACTGCTGCTGCGAGCAGGAGCAATGCCTCTACTATTGCTGCCACGCTTGCGGGGTCCATACTTGGCAGCCATTTTTTACCTTAGAAACTAATCGGAAAATTGTGAGGGTACCTGGGCCTGAGTAGGCCAGGGGTCGTCGGTGATGTCCGTCGGGTCAGTGTCGACGGACTCGTGGAGGTAGATGCCGGTGATCCGGCGGCGAAGCTGCTGCATCTTGCCCTCGTCACCGGAAAGGTTCGTGTACCAGAGTGCCGGGTGGACCGGCGAGGTAATGGTAATGGTGTCGGCAGTAAACTGGGTCATGCCGCCCTTGTACTCGACCTGCATCGGGTAACGGTCGAGGATGCGGAGCAGGTAGGAAAAGGTCAGCTGGGAACGGAACTCATCGATGATGACCTCTTTGTGCTGGTCGTAGCCGTCCCACCACTTGCCGTTCTCGGGACCAAACATGTAGGCCTCGGGGTACTGCTCAAACGCAAATTTCGTCTTGCCAGTACCAGTCTCGCCGATGCGCACGAACACGGCCTTGGGAATGGCCGCAGAGCGCGGCTGGATGTGCTTGGCATGGTAGTCCTGAATCCCCTTATGGTACTTGATGTACACCTCAGGGTGCTCTTCGGCGACCTCACGCAGACGCTTGCCTCCAGCAATCGACTCGACGACGCCGGCCAGGTCGGAGCGCCTGCCTTGCGTCTTTGGCTCGCCGTCCTCGCACAGAAGGTCGAGGTCGGCTCCATAGTGGTAGCCGTTCTCGTGATCGGCATCCCACTCGTCGTGAGGCTGCGTACCTTTCTTAATGTACGCGATAGCGCGGGCCTGTGGGCCCTCGCGACGCTCAATGTGGGCGTTAGAGCCAATGAGCGCCTTAACTGCTTCAAATCGCTGTTGCCTACTCAGCTCACAGTATCCTTGAAGGTGGGGTGTGCCCGACTCGCCAATCTCGCGGGCACAGATTATGTAGGTAACCTTGCCGTTGTCGGCAAGGTTCAGTATGCGGATTTCGTCATCCTGGGTGTAGTTGTTCAGTGTGAAGCAAACGTTCCGGAGGAAGCTCATGGTTCGGGGCTAACCATGAGTCAGAAAATGTGACAAGTCAAATTTTTTTATTATGACACAAACAGATACTACACACGATCTTAGCCAAATTTGTTCCAAATTAGGAAGGTGTGTCGAAGGTTGTGTCAGAAGTGCCCGGTAGTACTAGCGGGCACTTCTGACTCGGGGTCGGCTGGTCTGCACCCGCCGCCAACACAGCGCGAAAAGATAGTTTACGTACCACCGAGGTCGGTGTGGATGAGCGATGGCTTGTGCGAATCTTGCCACCAGTTGCGGCGGATGACTTCCACGGTGAGTGTGGAGCCAGTGTAGATGGAGTGAGAGTGGCCCACCACCGCCGACTCGATAGTCGACGGTAGGTCGGCCCTGTTGTCAGTGGT